CACGTGACTGGCCCTGTCTCCCGTGGAATCAAAGCACTGCTGGATGGCAAGCCGAACATGTTCCACACCAGTGCGCAGTTTTTGTACAAAGCTGCCACACTCTACGAGGCACAGAGTACCTGCTTCATCACTCCAGTGCTGGATAACTTCGACCGGTTGGTGGGTTACTACCCGGCTTCGCCGGAGACAACTGAGCTCCGGGAAATGAACGGCGAGCCCTACCTGGTATACACCTTCGGAAACGGAGAGACCGCAGCCATAGAGCTCTCCAGGGTCGGCACAGTCAGCAAATACCTGTACCGGAACGACATCATGGGTGAGGACAACAGCATCCTCGAACCGACACTCCAGCTGTTGCACACCCAGAATGAGGGCATCAAAGAGGGCATTAAAAACAGCGCGAGCTTCCGTTTTATGGCCAATATCAGTAACTTCACCAAGGGCAAGGACCTGGCAAAGGAGCGCCAGGACTGGGTGAAGGAAAACCTCGGTGCTGATGCCGGCGGTCTGGCGTTGTTCCCCAACAACTACACCAACGTGAAGCAAATCCAGTCCCTGGCGCAGATTGTTGACCCTAAACAGGTCGAGCTGATCCAGGACAGGGTTTTCACCTACTACGGCACCAGCATGGACATCCTGCTGAATAAGGCCACTGGTGATGCTTGGTCCGCTTATTACGAGGGAAAAATAGAGCCCTTTGTGATTCAGCTCTCCCAGGCGCAGACCTCCATGACCTACTCCCACAATGAGCGCACCCGTGGCAATGGCATCGCCTGGTCAGCCAATCGGCTGCAGTACATGACCAACGCGGACAAGCTGCAGGTCAGCAGCCAGATGTTCGACCGAGGCATCCTGTCCACGAATGACGTCATGGACATTTGGGGCCTGCCCCATGTGGAGGACGGTGACAAGAGGTACATCCGTAAGGAATACACCGAAATCAGTCAGCTAGATCAGGTCACACAGCTGCAGGAGCAGCTGACAGCGGCACAGAACCAGCTGAACGCAAGCAAGCAGCCCCCGGAACCTGAACCCCCGGAGGATCCCGAAAAGGAGGACGGCAAGAACAATGACCCCGAATGACAAAACCAAATTCAAGGAAGCGGCCCAGACTCGTGCTCTGGCCGTTTTTTCGTCTGGCCAGGAAAGTCGCCGCATCGACTCTGACCACTATGTCGAAGGTTATGCCGCCCGGTATGAGCCTTATGTGCTCTACTACGATGGCGACCAGCCGGTTTATGAGCGATTCGAACCCGGCTGCTTCGATGACTGCGACATGAGCGATGTCATCATGCAGTACGACCACGAGGGCAAGGTGCTGGCGCGTACCAGCAACGGCAGCCTGATCGTGGGTGTAGACGACACCGGCCTTTATTTCGCCGCGGACCTTGGCCGCACTGAAGCAGCCCGCAGCCTTTATGACGATGTCAAGGCGGGCATGGTGACCAGAATGTCCTGGCGCTTCCGCTGCGGCACCTACTACTACGACGTGGAGACGCGGACTATCGTGCACAAGACCGTAAAGAAGATTTACGACGTCGCGCCGGTCAGCATTCCCGCCAACGATAACACCGAAATTAACGCTCGCGCATGGGTCGACGGAGAGATTGCCCAGGCAGCCCGGAGAGAGGCAGAGCTTAATGAGCGCCGCCGCAAGCTGCGCACCAAGATAAACAACATCATAGGAGGAATCTAATCATGGATAGAATTGCAGAAATCCAGGCCCGTCTGGCCGCCATCAACACCGAACTCGACACTGCTGAGGGCGACGCCCTGACCGCTCTCGAAACCGAATCCCGCACCCTGCTGAATGAGCTGAACAGCATCCAGCAGACCGTCCAGGCACGCCAGCAGCTGCGTGACCAGATCGCAGCCGGCGCTGGCGCTCAGATCCCCAAGAGCAACACCCGCCAGGCGTCTGCGGAACAGCGTGCTGCGGACAACTTCGCCCAGACCCGTCGCATGACCATCGACGCAGAGCAGGCCCGCGCCCTGACCGTCGCGTCTGGCCAGCTCGTGCAGCCCACTAAGGTCTCCGGCATCAACGAACTGCCCGGCGTTCAGGTGTCCAGCATCATTGACCTGATCAAGGTTGTGAACTGCACCGGCATGGGCTATCACAAGATCGCCTACCGCAAGGCCGGCGCCGCTGCTGCCGCTGAACAGACCGAGGGTGAAGCCGCTGCGACTGCCACTCTGGCCGAGTTCGGCTTTGTGACCATCACTCCTACTTCTTACGCTGTGCTGGACTTCATCTCCAAGCAGGCTAAGAAGCAGACTACCCTGCAGTACGCTGACAAGGTCCGCGGGCAGGCTATGGTCGCCCTGCGTCTCCGCGCCGTTGAGGTCGTCACCGCTGCTCTGAGGGCGTCCGACCTGCTGCAGACCGTCGCGGGTAAGGCCATCGATGCCACCACCCTGCGCACCATCACCATGACCTACGGCAACGATGAGTCCATCCTGGGCGGCGCTATGCTGCTCCTGAACAAGAAGGACCTGCTGAAGTTCGGCGACGTTCGCGGCACCAACGAAAAGCGTGCGCTGTATGAAGTTACCGCCGACGGCAACGGCAACACCGGTATCATCCGCGAGGGTGGCCTGACCGTGCGTTACTGCATCAACAGCCGCATCCCCGAGGGCGAGCTGTACTACGGCAATCCTCAGGCGCTGGAGCTCGACCTGTTCTCTGACTATGAGGTCAAGGTTTCTGAGGACTTCGCCTTCGACAAGCTGATGGACACCATCCGCGGCGATGTCGAAATGGGCGCCGACGTAGTTGCCCAGAACGCCTGGCTCAAGTACACCACTGCAGGCGCTTAAGCTATTAACCGGCGGGGCTGTGAGGCCCCGCCGCCTATAATTCAGGAAGGAGGCGAGCTGCATGGCGATTGATCCGTTAATCATACAGAAAATCAAAACCAACAACCGTTTCGGCCACAACGTGCTGGATGGAGAAGTGGAGGACACCATCACCGCCTGCCTGGCGGATCTTAAGGTCTGCGGTGTCAAGTTTCCGGCACCTGCTGACCCTCAGGACGTGATGGACCCCCTCATTCTGAACGCCGTCAAGCTGTACTGCAAATCGGCGTTTACCGACGACGTCGGAAAGTCCGCAGAGTATCGTGCCAGATACGACGCGCTCAAGTCCTGCCTGATGATGGCGGAGGGCTACAAGGAGGCGTCCGGCGATGAATGATATTCTCATTCTGATACAGCAGACCCAGGGGGTCGATGAGTACGGCGACGCGGTGTTCACAGAGGCCACCCGCGCCGTATTCTGCGGAGTTCGGAGCATCGGTCAGAAAGAGTTTTACCAGGCGCAGGCCGTAGGCTTTCAGCCTGAGCTGAAGTTCGTGCTGGCCGATTATCTGGATTATGAGAACGAGCAGCTGGTCGAGTACAACGGCCAGAGATACCGCGTCCTCAGAACCTACCGCGCCGGGCAGGAGCTCGAGCTGGTCTGTTACCGCGAGGTGAACGCGCATGGCAGTACCTAAATCGGTCGTCCGTTTTAGTAAAAACGGCGTAGAGTACACCAGCTCGGTGGACCGGGCCAAATACACCATCGTGGAGCTCACCCGCGCGGCCATGCGCGACGTCGGGAGATTCCTGGTCCGCACAGCTAACAGCAAGGCCATGGAGCTGAAGGGCCTGAAAAAGAGCCGCCGCGTGCGCGGCAAAACATCGACCTTCCTTTACGATGTGCCCTGGGCAAAGGTCGGTCTCCCTCACCTGGACGTGGGTGTCGTGCACGACACCTGGTACGGCGTAGAGCAGGAGATGGGCACAAGCAAGCAGCCCAAGCGTGAGATTCTCAAGAGCAGCGCCCATGAAAATGTGGCCCAGATAGTGGAGATCGAGAGCCAGTATCTGAGCGCTCTGAACGATGAGGCAAGGGCCTTGCGATTGATTGACGAAAGCAGACACAGCGGTGGAGGTGATGATTGATGAGTAAGACGGCAGCCCTGAGGAAGCTCGTGCGTGAGATGCTGCAGACGGTTCCAGGGGAAACTTACCACAAAAAGTCACCGGCCACCGCTGCGTACCCTTATAAGGTGTACAGATTGTCGAGTGTGGCATTTCTCAACACCGACCGGGATGACGTAGAGCTGGAGGTCGACATCTGGGACCGCAACCCCGCCGAGGACCCGAAGGTCGCGGAGGGCATAGCCGACCAGCTGGAGGCGCTGTTCAACGGCACCATCAACCCCCAGCCTCCGCTTTATCCCGCTTTTTTCCGGGAGAACAGGTTCGACCTGGACGATCCGGACAAAACACTCATACACATACAGCTGCGCTTCCTGGTGCAGCTGCACGAAATGGAGGTATAAAAAATGGCAGCTACCATTTACACCGGCGTTGGCCAGGTCACTGATTCGGATTACAGATATCTGAAGTGGGTCGGCAAGACTAAGGGCGGCAAGGCGCTCCAGATCGTACTGCCCGAGGCCATCTGTCGCAGCAATCCCGACTGGACGTTCGAGGAAAAGAATGAAACTACCCCCGAGATCGAATTCGAGGGCGTATATGACGATGTAAAGCTGGCCGCCGATGACAGGACCGAGCCCTGGGAGCTCACCTCTCCTGACGGTCTGACCGCCGGCAATGACGAAATCATTCTGGGCGTCGGCAAGTTCTACATCGGCACCTCTGAGACTGACGCAGAGTTTGTCGGTCTCACCCGCGGCGGCGGCT